GAATCCTTCATTTGGTAATTTCATGTGGCTCCTATTAATGAGCGCAGATTATTCTATCTTGAACAGACTTAAGGCTTTCATCCCATACTAAGCACCAAGCTGGATGCTCTTTTTTCTTATATTTATCATATAATTTTTGATAAAAAGAAAATTTTTTCTTAAAAACATCATGTCTTTTGTCGCTAGCAATAGGACAACTAGTCAAGCAATAATCAGATCCATCAATGATTTCGCCATTTGGATTAGGCACTCTAATAGTATTATATTTTAATGATAGCCAATCTGTATGAGAATATTCCATATCATCATGAGCTTTTAACAGATCTGGATATTTTGCGAATAATTTTTTTCTGTAATGCATTTTGATTCCTAAATATTGGTTTTACTTACTACTTATATAATAACACATATATAAACATTGTCAAACTTATTTTATCATATATACTATTAATAATGGATAACTTTAATTGAGGTAAATATGAAAGAATTATTGGAAGTAAAAGATGCTGCTGCAGCCCTTGGTATTAGTAAGCAGACTATAAAAAACTGGGAAAAGAAGGGTTTTATATCATCTACTAGGCATCCAATTAGTCGGTATAGACTTTACAAGAAACAGGATTTACAGGCATTATTGGATAAGATTAATCAATAATTGAATGGGAGCATATGAAAGAATTGTCACAAGAATATAAAGATGTTATTAAAAAATGTCATGTTAAAGAAAAAGAATTAAGGGATAAGCTTGAATTATTAAATGCTTCTCCAGAAGATTTAGAAGCGGTTAAAATTTTTGATAAATTACCAGCATATGATGCTAAAGATCTTGAAATTAAACGTATTGCATTTCAATCATTAACAGATATTCAAAAACAGGCATGGGAAATTGGATTTAATTATGCATTTGCTATTCAGAATCGGGAAGCTCATGAATTTGGTGAATATTGTAATGCGGTAAAAGATTGTACAGAGAAATATGTATTAATGAATGTAAGAGATACTATTCAGGCTTATTGTGAAAAACATAAATCACTTGCCAAACAAGATCTAGAGGCGTAATATAAATCTTGATTTGGTTTTCCCAAATCACCCCCTAAAAAGAAAAAGACCAGCGTTAGCCGATCTTTTATTCTTTACTTATTGACCTAAACCCCTTTGTTAATTCAATTTACTAGATTGAATTAACGATTGTATAAAATCCCTCTACGGAGTTAATACATGACTAACTATATAACAGAAAAAGACCTATGGCAAGCGATAATTTCAATAAAGAATGAAAATATTCTAAAATTGTATAATTACATGCTGCAACTTCGTTGTAATTTTAAAGTACTATTTCCGTCATATGGTCGATTAGCAGAGTATTTTGGTGTATGTGTCAGAACCATCGGTCGATGGATGACAGAATTAAAAGAATTATATTTAATCACTGACAAAAAGAGATGGCTTAAGCCAAGTCTCTATCAAATCAATTCTATGATTTTAAAGTTTTCTGAGAAATATAAACAAATATTTCCAGCTCTTAAAAATTGGACAATAAGCGTTCTAGATGGTATTTATAGTTCAAATGTCCTACATATATATAATGATAATATAAATATTAAAGAAGAAGAAAAAAACAGTGCACAGAATTCTTCTGTTTTCTCCTCTTTAACTGTTAAGTTAAAAGCCGTCGGCGGACTTGATGATCGCGCGACCTTCGCCGAGCTATTATTTTTTAATTATTCGAGTAATTTTGAGAGAGATATGGATTTAAAAAAGATACCAATCAATAAATTGACTGATGAAGAATGGAATGATATTAATAAATCATCAAAAGAAAAACAAAAAGAAATAAGACAACAAAAAGAAGAATTATTGAAACAATTACAAAGCCAACGTCCAATTAAACATCTTGGTAAAAAAGAAGCTCATCCGTTTTTTGCGCAATTTAAATTTCCTGGCGCATAATATGTAAATAGGAGACAATAATGATATTAAAAGAAAATAATAGCTTAGAAACCCAAAATAGACTTAAAGAATATTACCTTCTTAAAATAGAAACTTTAAATGAAGCAAATGCTTTACAATACACAAAAGAAGATGGTCAAGCAGTCGATGAATTTAGAAACTATCTAGATCAATCAAGCTCACTCGGCTTAAAAACACACCCAGTAAACAAAGAATATCATACATATTTTATGGATGGTATTAAAAAACTAACCGAAAAACAATGTAAGATGTTTGATCTTGGAATGAAATTAAAAAACTATGATCGCACTATTGAATATATAAAATATGAAGGTAATGAATATTGCACCATGACTAAAGAATGCCCCAATACATTAGAAGTAATTATGAGTGGTGGTAATCCATCTTATCAAGCTTATTGTGGAGATCATAAACCAAATTAATGGAGTATCTGTAATGAAGATATTTATAATACCAGGAGATCCAACACCATTAGCTCGTCCCCGCTTTTCAGCCAAAAAGATCTATGACTCTCAAAAGAACTCAAAATTAGTCGCATCACTCAATTTAGCTGCACAATATAACAATCAACCATTTCTCGAAGGCCCTCTTCATCTCGATGTAACATTTTATATGAAAACACCCCTATCAATATCAGCAAAACGAAGACAAACACTCTACGGAACTCACCATACCTTCAAATCAGATCTCGACAATCTTATAAAATATGTAGCTGACATATGCTCTAACGTTATATATCATGATGACTGTATCATCGCAGCAATCACAGCAAAAAAAATATACGACGAAAAACCAAGAACCGAATTTACATTGAGACAGATATGAAAAATTCTAAACATAACATTAACTCTCTTGAGAAGTCGAGCAAAGACCGCGAACTAAGTGGACAGCCTCCTACTAAGTATATTGGTGATTATAAAGATATGAGAGACTTCAAAATGAAGCCTGCAACTGAAGGTTTTATAGACCGTCTTGGTAAGGCATTAGTACAATGGGCAGAAGTAGAAGAGAAAGCTTACAAGCTTAATCAATTCTTCCGCTTACATGGTCTTGCTTCTGAACAATTCTACGATTGGACCACTAAGTATCCAGATCTAAAAGCAGCTCATCAATATGCTATGAGATGTATAGGCGATCGTAGAGAACTTAATGCAATGGAAAGAAAGATAGAAAGCTCAATGGTACTTAAAACTCTTTACTTTTATGATCCAATATATGCACAAGCTAGACAAGATGAGATAGATGCTAAAAAAGAGATAGCTAAAGCAGGAGAAGAACAACAACGTCCAACTCAGATCATTCTAGGTCAATTACCTGGACTTGATTATAACGAATTAATAAAGGAAAATAATGAATAGAAAAGTTTTATATGTTTCTATTCATGGTATATATCGATGGCAACTTAGAAAGTTAAAAGAAGATGCTACGTGGGATCAATTTATTAAACAATCAGACATGAGTCCACATCTTGATTTATCTGAAGATGTTTTAAAAGAGCGTATGAAAATAGCAAATGATTGGACGCTTGAAAATACTGATTTTATTTCTGAAGATCCTAAAGAATTTATGGTAGAGTAATAGAGTTCATGAAACTTTCTAAAAGTTTTTTAAAATGTTCCCGCTAGTTTCTTTCAGGTTTCTAGCGGGTTTTTTGTTGCATATATATGTTATGGAAGAGTATACTAAGTAATATATTACTAATCTCAATAAAAGGGCCCAAAATGACAAAGTTTAAATCATTAGCTGTTGTTGCATTATTTACTGCAATGACTATCAATTCAATTCCATGTGGAACTGGTGGAACTCCAAAAGCTCCTACTCCTGACGCCAAATCTGATAATAAAGGTGATGGTAAAGCTCCTGCAACACCAAGAGGTAAATAGATAACAATGACTCACTTAGTATTCTGTATTTTAGTTATTGGTTCTTCTATTCATGCTTCATCTAAGAAGCATGATGGGCCACCATTATTTATTAAAGATATTTATACCAATGGAAAGCTTGATCAATACTTTCCTAAGTTGTTGGTAAATATTAAAAAAAACTATCCATTATTAACTGAGACTGAGATAGTTGATTGCATAGAATATTGTGGTCGTGTTAAAGAAGAACTTGATGTGATTACAGAAATACAAGAACTTGAGCTATGGAAAGCTATTCATATAACTGAAGTTAAAAATAAACAAACATGCTTTGAAGAATACAAACGACAACGGGATTAAGGATCTATGACCAAATTATTATGTGCATTATTATTATATACACAAGCAACTTTTTCTTCTTTTCCAAATATAGACTATGTAGAATCAATTAACGGTACTGATATTAGTTTTGTTCAAGAAGTTGATAGAAATCAATTTACTCAGCGAAAAAGTATTTTAAGTAGTGATACTTTAGATAAACTAGAAGTATCTGTAAAAGAAGAATTTGTTCGCAAATGGATAGATGTATGTTTATTCTCTAAAAGAACAAATTAAAATAAAGGATATGATCTAATAACTTAAAGCGAAAATCGTGAATGCTTTAAGTAAGATGCTAGAAATGGCAATGTGGGTAATCTCTCCTGAAAATCCCACTATCCAATAAAATGAGGTAATAATGAAACAATTTCTTTCAGTTCTATTATGTAGTTCACTTTATTGCTCTGTTCCTGCTATTCCTAATCTGGAAGAATTTACCCCTATTGAGCGTGAAAAGATCGCTCGTTCTCAATCTGTTTGCAATCCAAAACCAACAATAATACTTCCAACAATGACTGTTAAATTTGATATAATTATTGATGGTGATTCAATACTTTATGATAACCCTGTATTTACTCTGAACGATGAGATTGTTGCTTGTCAGGTATGTGGTAAGCCGCCAGTTCAGATTGAGTTTAAAGATGGTAAGCTTAAATGTTTTTGTTTCACTCATATACCAAGAAAACGTGGATCATATTTAGATTAAGGAATTAAGTGAATCCTCTTGACTATATGTTCTTTCAAATGTCTGGTTGTCTTATAATGTTATGGGCTATAGAAAAGCTGGCAGAACTATTAACTAAGGAATGATATGGAATGGATTAAATGTTCTGATCGATTGCCTGAGCAATGGATGTCATCAAATGGAATAAAAGGAACTAATTATCATACTTTAATTTTTATTGATAATGAGTTGGGATTTGATCATTTAAATCTTGGTAAATATAGTCCTGCTGATCAAACTTGGTATACCGAAGAATTCCATAAAATTCCTTTAAAATTTGTTACTTATTGGTTTGATGCTATGGAATTGTTAAAAAAGGATTAATAATGAAGCTATTAACACTTGCTCTTTTTTTTTCATGTTTATTTGCTCCTACTCACATTACTTCAATGAACCGTCTACAGACGATTACGGTTATATTTCCCGACGAGTTACCTATTACAAAAGTTAATGGAAAACTTATTAAATGTCATTGTGGTAAAGCTCCAGTTGAGATTAATGTTCTAAATGGTATAGTTCATGCGACTTGTGCTGACCATCGAGTTAGCATTTAGTCGCACTATATGTAAAATAGACTTTGCATTTGGAGAAAAGCAATGAGCAAAAAATATACTGCAAAACAGTATGAACAAATAGTTCGTGATGTTTTATGTGGTGCTTTAGAGCATATGGAAGCAATAAAAAGAGAGATAGGTAAAATAGGGCAAATCAAAGAAGATTCAGATCCGAATCTAGTAGCTCGAGCAAAAGTAATGCATCTAACGCTTACTTGTATTAATGATATCATTCATCCTGCACACAAACTTTTATACAAAATGTTTTCTGGTGAAAACCATGATAAGTATTTTGATGTTTTAGTCTCTAATCATAAGCTTGCTATAGAAAAAAACATTGTTCCTCCTTGTTATTGTACTGATTGTGATCCAGACAAATTAAAAGCTAAGGCTAAATTTGAAGAGATAGAGAAGTTTAAAAAGGAGCGAGAAGAGAATGACAAAAAGCTTAGAGAAACAGTTAATTGATAGACATAATCTTGCTGGCAAAACATTTGGTAAATGGACTGTCATCAAGTATCTAGGTGGTGGTAATTATGAATCGCAATGCCAGTGTGGGTTCATTGGCGTTAGAAAAACAAATGAACTTATATGTATGAGATCAACTCAATGTTCTCGTTGTAGAATGAAAGAAATGCGTAGTATCACGAAAAATAAATTAGAGAGAAGTCCTATTGGATTTAGGTCTATGTCAATAATTGATAAACATCTTTATTCTATACGAAAAGAAGATTTAGATGAGTAACAATGTTGCAAGTAATATTCCTCAATTTGATCGCTTTACTCCACGTCCATATCAGATCAATTTATGCAAAGCTTTTGAATCACAGTCGTTTAAGAAATATCTTGTTATCTGGCCACGACGTGCTGGTAAAGATATATGTGCTTTAAATCTTTTACTTCGTGCAGCTGCGCGCAAAATAGGTACTTATTTCTATATATTTCCAACGTTTCAGATGGGACGTCGTATTTTATGGGATGCAATTGATATTTCAGGTAAACGGATACTGACGCATTATATTCCTGAAGAGATTATTGAATCGCGTAATGAACAGCAAATGCGTATTAGGTTAGTTAATGGGTCGCAAATTCAAATCCTTGGTTCTGACAATTTTGACAATACTCTGGTGGGTACCAATGCTATTGGTATGGTGTTTTCTGAATATGCCTTATCTGATAGTCGTGCCTATTCTTATAGTATTCCTATTTTAAAGGCTTCTGATGGTTGGGTATTAATGGTTTCAACTCCTCGTGGTAAGAATGCTTTATGGGATCTATTTAACGTTGCTAAGAAATCTAAAGATTGGTTTTGTGAGAAGTTATCAGTTGATGAGACGAAACATATTTCAGTTGAAGAGATAGAAAAAGAGATAGATGAAGGACAGATGTCGCGTGATCTTGCCTTACAGGAATTCTGGACATCCTTTGAGTTAGGTGTTGAGGGATCTTTTTATAGTAAATGCATAGATGATCTTCGTCGCAAGAATCAGATTACCTCAGTCATGTGGGATCCATATCTGCCTGTACATACTGCATGGGATCTTGGTTATAACGATTCAACTTGTATTGTATTTTGTCAGGTATCAAGAGACGGTCAGATTCGTATTATTGATTACTACGAGAACAACAAAAAGGGATTGGATCACTATGTCAAAATCATCAAGGAAAAAGAATACACTTACGGTAAACATATTGCTCCTTTTGATATAGCTGTTCATGATCTTGGGACTGGTATAAGTCGTTGGAAGATGATGCATGATCTTGGTGTTACGTTTGTGAAGTATACTGAAAAGCCAATTGGAGTTATGGATGGTATTGAAGCAGTTCGTCGTAATCTTCCAAAGATGTGGATAGATGAGAGATCATGCGGACCACTACTACGATCGCTTGAGAACTATCGACAAGAATATGACAATAAGCGTAAGGTTTATAACTTAAATCCACTCCACGATCAATTTTCACACGCGGCAGATGCAATGCGTTATCTTTGCTGTGCTCTTCCTAAGTTGGTGAGCAATAGTGATCCAAAAGCATTAGAAGATCGTTATAATGAAGCCAGATATGGCTTTTCTGATTCATCAATGCCTGCTATATTTAGAACAAATCATAATCAAAGGTTTTAATTACTGCCACAAGCTGTGGCAGTAATTAAATAAACCAACTAGCTGTAGCTTATCAAAAGACAGATAAATCATAAGCTATAGCTAGTCAAATATACAAAAGGGCCCAAAATGACAAAGAAGACTAAAGAAAGATTTTCAGAAGAATTTGAGACAGAGCAAGAGTTCTTGGATGTTTTTGATAAATCGCAAGTTAATTTACAAGCTATTAGAGATTTAATGGAAGCTTTAAATAGAGGAACGCCATTTAAGAAATGTTGTGTTGAAGAATGCAAAGAAAATTACACCCATTATTGGACTAATATTAAAGATAAAGAGCAATATCCAATTTGTTTCAAACACCTTAAAGAAGTTGAACAAAAAAGGATTACTGAATTATTAGCGCATACAGCTGAACCAATGGATGATAACCAAATTCATGTTGCTAAAATGTGGAAAAATGTGGTTGATTCGAAAAAAAAGGCTGAGAATGGAAATTAAATCAATTGTTAATTGGTATTGCCCAAATGAAAATCCACTGTCCTTTTTGTGGTGGTGAAAAAGATACGAAAGAAGTGTTATGATTTATATATATGAATTTTGTGCATTAGATTATGATTGGTCAAAAATGCAAACAGTCGAAGAATATCTAAATAAAGATTTAGATTCTGACTTTAATCCTGACTATAAAATATATGGATTGTCATTTCTTGGTAAACATAAAGCTAATTGTCATGGTTCTAATCATAAAGAATTTATTGTTGATCGACTTACTATTTGTTTAGATGTTGCAAAAAGAGATCTTTGTTGGGATGAAACATTTACTCAAGAGCCAGTTATACTTCATTTTCCTCATGTTAATGAAAGCTATGGTTTTAATATAGGTTTTGCATGGCGTATTTACAATAATGGTTCTTCTTATGTTGCTTCTCCAGTCGAATTACCATGGCTTAAGCAATATAATTCATGGACTATATGTGAAGATGATGGAAAATTAATTGAGAAAAAATAATGACTCGTAATATGAGAAGACAATCTCCTAGAAAAGAGAAATCAATACATATTTGGCATGCTGATTGTGAAAAATGTGGCGAGAAAATACTTAATGATGGAGACGCTCGGAAATTCACTATCGAAGAAGATTTTAAATATCATGCAAAAGAATTTGAGATATGTGATGAATGTTACAAGACTCATTTTCAATTTTTAAATCAACCGTGAGAAATTATGCTAAAAGAATCGTTACATGATCTAAAATGTGCAACTAAAAGCCTTCAAGAAGATTTAGATAGTTTAAATGCAACATTGCATGAAATATTAGAGATGCAAGACAAGTCTTTTACGATTACTTTTAAAGGTAAAGTATATGACTTTCATCCATCAACAACAGAAGAAGAAGAAGATCAAAGATTTTATCTTGCTGAGACATTTATCGAGCGATTATTGATTCATGTTATATCTAAGAACATTAAAACAATGAATAAACCAAGAGTTATGGCTTATGGATGGGATGATATTTTATCATTTGCAGCTGGCCCAGATCCAAAAGATTTTCAATATGAAAAGATTTCAGTAGATCAATTATATGATATTAACGATGAGAGTGGCAATAAGATAACTTCATTGCCATTAAATCAAGATAGTGTGTATGTCAAAATGCAGGACGGAAGAAATGACAAATGAAATGGTATAGATGTTCAGATAAGTTGCCAAAAATAGAAGAAGAAGTTTTGGTAATTGATAAGGATATGTTTATTTATATGGCTTTATATAAAGAATGGAATGCTCCTTGTGGATTTGGATTCTTTTCAGGACAAGTTGAAGATATGGATGGAGGATTTCGCTCTCATCGCATCCAACTAAAAGATATTCTTTATTGGACTCCTACTGAAAAAATATTTGAAAATCTTCTTAAAAATAAGCCAGATGATTATTGGGATGATATTCAAGATAAAGGATTTAATTTTGATTGTGAAATTAAAAATGAAGATGATCCTTGCGAACATGAAGCTATTATAGGACCCAAGAAATGATAAGCAAGATCAGCAATTGGCTGAAAAGTAAAAGATTAATTCGTTCATTTGATGGTCATGGTGTTATTCCAACTGCTTTTAGTCCAGTAAATCAAGAAGATATACGTGACATTACTGCTGTTAAAAATTTCAATAAATCATTCGATGCACAACAGCAACAGATGCAAGCAAGATCAATGGTTGCACATGAGCCAGATTGTGATGTAATCTCCTGTAGAAAAAAATCTTGTTTTATATGGTCTCCTGATAAGATAGTCAGGAAGTCCACTGTTAAAATGAAAAGAATTAAATATAAAGGAGACTGAAAATGGTATTTCCCCAACTTGGGCCGCAATATTATACTGAGCGTCATAAAGGTATTTTAGCCAGAATGGAAGCATTCTATGCTGAGAGTATTACAATTAATCAGTCTTTTTGGTCAGAAGCTGATACTGATACACGATTTGAAACAGGTGATCAGACTTTATGGAATGATTTGTATGGTAATTTGCCAGCAGCTCGGGGAAGACAGTTTAACTTTAATAGAATACGTCGTGTTGTAAATATGATCTCAGGTCATCAACGACGTAATCGTAAATCAACTATAGTTACTCCAGTTGAAAATGGTGATGCTCAGACAGCTGATCAGTTTACTAAAGTAATGATGTGGGTAAATAATCAAGAGAACGTACTCGAAACAATATCTAATTCATTTCATGGTGCTTTAGTTACTGGAATGAATCTTTTACAGGTGTGGGTAGATTATAGAAGTGATCCAGTATCAGGTAATATAAAGGTAGACAACTGCAGTTATAATAGTTTTCTCATTGATCCTTATTTTAGGAAAGCTGATCTTTCTGATTGTAATGCTTTATGGAAACGATCATTCTTGACAAAAAGAGAAGTTCTTTCATTACTTCCAGATCATGAAGAAGAGATCATTGGTCTTATTAGTAATGATTCAGGAACTGGCAGAGATGGAAAATTCCAATTCATGCCAGAATCTTACAATTACGGATTTAAAAACTTACTCACCTATGATGAATTTTATTATAGAGATTACAGAACTCAAAAACTCTTAGTTGATGCCCAAACAGGTGAAACTATGGAATGGAAAAGTGATAATCAAGAAGGACTTGAAGCTTTTCTTGCTCAATATCCATCAGTTACTGTTATAGAGTCTGAAGTGCCGACAGTCAATCTTGCAATCGTAGTGCAAGGTAAAGTAATGTACGATGCAGCAAATCCTACGGGATCAGATCGTTATCCTTTCGTTCCAGTACTCGGTTATTACAATCCCCAGATGCCGTACTACCCGTGGCGTGTCCAAGGGGTAGTTCGAGGATTACGTGATGCACAATATCTTTATAATCGTCGTCGTATTATCGAGCTCGATATTCTTGAGTCCCAAATTACATCTGGCTGGATTTACAAGGAGAATGCTTTAGTTAATCCAAAAGATGTTTTCCTTTCTGGCCAAGGTCGTGGTCTTGCACTTAAAGAAGATGCGCAGATGTCTGATGTTCAACAGATCATTGCTCCTCAAGTTCCACCATCAATGATCGAACTATCAAAACTACTTGCTCAAGAAATGACTGAGATTTCTGGTGTCAATGAAGAGTTACTCGGTTCAGCAATGGATGATAAAGCTGGAGTTCTATCTATGCTACGCCAGGGAGCGGGTTTAACAACCCTTCAAGTACTTTTTGATCAACTTGATTTATCTCAAAAGTTACTGGGTGAAATTATGATTGATATTATTCAAGCTAACTTTACTCCTGGTAAAATTAAACGAATACTTGAAGAAGAAGAACCTTCAGATCAGTTTTATAATAAGGCATTTGGAAAATACAATGCGGTAGTGGAAGAAGGTTTAAATACTTCAACTCAAAAACAAATGCAATTTGCTCAGATGCTGCAACTGCGAGAAGTTGGAGTTCCTATTACGACTGCAGATTTATTAGATGCTGCAACTATTCAAGGTAAGAAAAAGATCATTGAGAATGCTGCAAAACAAGAACAGCAACAAGCACAAATGCAGCAAATGCAAATGCAGTCTCAAATGCAACTTCAACAAGCTCAAATGGCTGATATGGAAGGTCGTCGACAAGCTAATATTGGTCTTGCACATGAACGTGATTCAAGGGTTATGGAAAACTATTCAATGGCTGTTGAACGTGAACATAAAGCGAATGCTGAAGATTCTGCTGCAACTCTTGATAGAGTTAAAGCTCTTAAAGAGTTGGAGTCAATGGATTTATCGCATTTAGAGCAATTGGTTGGTTTGCTTGCTGGACTTAAAGCTCAAGAGGCTAATCAGTCTGAAAAAGGTGTTGAAAAAGTTGCAAGTACTCCATCAAATGCATCAACTCAAGCACAGTAAAAATAACTGCTTTACATAATTTCACGCACGACTTAAAACATATATGTCTCTAAATAGATAGAGGTATATTATTAACCTTGTAGTTTTAAGACTACAGTTTCGAAAGGTCCAATTATGAAAATGAAAAAACGTTATCACGAAGGTGGAATGCGTCAAGAGCGTCGTGAAGAAGATAGCGAAATTAAAGAATCTAAAGGTTCTGTTGCTAATCTTCCACAAGAAGTCTCATATAAACCATGGCCTAAAGGCGGCGAATATGCTGACTATTTCTTAGATGATACTATTTCAGGTATCGATAAACAACTTGATGAAGATGGCGCTAAAATGAAAAAACATCTACAACACGGTAAGTATTAGTAGAGGTTGTTATGATCGATAATACTTTTAAAGTACCTGCTAAAAAGATGAACGATAAATATCGTGATCCGCGCAGAGAACTTGAGCGTATGGACTTCGAGCTTATGCCTAAAGGACAAATGTCTGTTGCTAATCTAGATCCTAAGGGTTTTCAAAAAGAACGCCCTTATGAAATGATAGATAAAGTAGATGGTGTTAACTAGCACATAGGAGTTTATTATGCCAGCAGCTCCAAGACTTAAAGGTAAACCTGCTAAGATAGCTTTTTCTATTTTAGGGGTTCCTGCAAATCTTAAAGCTAAAAAGTCTGCTGCTCAAAAAGCATTAGATTTAACGCTTTTAGCTCAAGAAACTCAACGAGTTAGATAATTAAGGAAAATAATGGCTAAGAAAAAACATGTTAAAAAAGCTATTAAAGAAGCTATGCATCATCCAGATAAATTAGGTGCTGGTGCAAAGAAACGCAAAAAGCTTCATGGTAAAGATAAAGTTGAAGTTGTCATGAAGGAATTTAAACGTGGAACTTTAAATAGTGGTTCTGGACAAAAAGTTTCGAATCCTAAGCAAGCCATTGCAATAGCTCTTTCAGAAGCTGGAATGTCTAAGAAGAAAAAGAAACACAAATCTAAAAAATAATTCTTTTTTTTCATTGCTTCATTCTTGCTCTCTCTGCCAGTACACTTACACGTGCTGGCAGTTTTTTTTAATCGATATATAATGCACTTGACTGATCCTTTGTCAGGATGGTCCTTTTGGGGGAGCTGTGAGACCGTTGTGGTGATGGTTAGATATCCACAGCTTCCTTTATAACTTATAGGAGAAGTATGAGCAAACAGACAGTCGGCAAGATCGCTTCAGATCTCATGTTAAAGACTCCAGATAGTAGTGATCCCATAGAAATACAACGTGCAACTGAAAGAGAATATTTAGATAATCTAGAATGGTGTGTAAAGCATGCTTTAAAGCAGGTTGACTGTTCTTCGATTGCTGGGCATGATGAATGTAAAAATAGAACTGCTCTTGAAGGTGATTTTTATGTGGCAGCGCTTTTGAAAAAGGAGAAACTTTTACAAAATGTTTTGCGTAATTACTTTGTTGCAACAAAATCTTGTCCAACTCCAACGTTCGATCAAACGATTTATAAATATAACGCTCAAAAAGAAGCTATTGAGTTTTTATGGGTGGTTCCAGACCAAGAAACAGCGCTCACGCTCAAAGAAAATAAACAAATAGTTGTTCCAGCAGAACGTGGTTTACTCCAATTCGTTTTAGATTATTATAATGGTAATCTTCATAGGATTTGTAAGAAGCTTAATGGAGAAACTATGGATGCAGGTTCAATGTTAATAAAAGGAATATAAAGTATGACAAAAAGACGAGGTCCAACAGGTGGTACATGGGCAGCACCAGAAATGCCACCATTAGATCATGTATTTCCAGCAGAAATGGGAGTTCCTCAAGCAATAGCACCACAAGTTGAAACAAAAGAAATTGAACAGCCACAAGTTCATGAAGAATACGTTCAAGAAGAACCAGAACAAGTTGAAGAAGTAGTTCAAGAAGATTTTGAGGAACCAGAAGTAGTTCCCACGCCAGTGGATGCCATTAAAAAGCCTAAAACCCAACAAGAAAACTTCAGAGAAGTTCGTTTGGCTAAGGAAAAAGCAGAACGAGAACGGGACTCACTTATGTCTGCGATGCTTGAGATGCAGTCCAAATTACAGAACCAGCAACCGAAACAACAAGTAGTAGAACCAGAAGAAAAAGATTGGTTTGATGGTTTAGATCCAGAATCGTTAGTTGAAGGTAAGCAACTTAAAAACATTGCTCAAGAAATGAAAGCAATGAAGAAGCAACTACGAGAGCAACAACAACAATCTCAAGATATTATGCTTCAAAATAAGCTTCGTACTCAGTATCCTGATATTGATAGCGTAGTTAATAAAGAGACTATAGAGCAACTTAATCAATTATATCCAGTTGAAGCAGCAGCGCTTGGTGAAATGACAAATAAATACAGCCAAGCAGTGCTAGCTTATTCAACTATAAAGAATCTTGGATTATATCAACAAAAAGGACAAGAAATGAAAAAGCCTGCATATGAATCAGATGTTTTAAAGGCTAAAGCTAATGCTGCAAAGCCACGACCACTTGCTTCAGTTAATCCACAGCAAGGCGATAGTCCACTTTCAAAAGCTAATGCATTTGCTAATGGATTAACTCCTGACTTAAAAGCGCAGATGCTGAAGGAGATGCAGGCCGCGAGACGTGGTAATTAACTTTTATTTTTATTAGTTCTTTTATTGTTTGAATTTTCTTTTCTAGTTGCCCATCTACAATTAGATGGTTCGTAATTACCATCATTGTTAATTCGATCTATTTCTTTTTTAGGTGGGCGACTTCCCATATCTGCTAGAAAATTTTCAAATATATTCCATCTTTCACAAACTCTAATTCCTCTGCCTCCATAATTATGAAATCCAATCTCTTTTGGATTATTGCATCTTTGTTTCATTTGGTTCCATACTCTATAAATAGGACTTGTTGAAAGTTTATGAGTTGCAATTCTACAATGTCTACAGCATTTAGAATTTCCAGATAATAATTCAGATCCTCTTATGGTATAGATTTTTTTGCATTCACATTCACAAA